CGAACCAGTGTCGATGATCGTAGTGTCAAGCGTGAACGGCACGGCGAAACCGCCATTGGCGTCGGTCAACGAAGCGGCGCGAACAGCGGACACAGCGGCACGCTCCTCGTTGGTCCACATGTCAGCCTGCCCACCGAGAGCCTTCACAAAAGCGCTGCGGTACTCCGGGTTGCCGGTAGCCACAATGTGACGGGCAACAGCACCGTCACGGTCGCCTTCGGCCGAACGCATAACACGGTCAGCCTGGGCCTTCTGCTCATCGCTCAGGCCACGGGTAGCGTCGATGGCACGGGCACCACGGTCACGGACTTCGCCAACCGGCGCACCGTAACGAATGTCCGAAATGTCGTACACATCCCGCTCAGTCGGCTTGTTGATCTGCCCCGGAACGTCAATACGAGTAGTCCGAGCCTCAAGGACCGCTGCACGGGCCTCAAGATCAGCGAGCTTCGCACGACCCTCTTCGCGGAACGCTACACCGGCAGCGAAAGCCTTGGCATCGTCTTCGGCAAGCGAACCGTCTTCTGCGGCACGCTCATTGATGTCGGCCAGGCAGTCTTCCACGTACCGGACCTCGTCGGCCACACGGGCCATAGTTGCTTTGATATCCATTTGAATCACCTTTCAAGAATGATTTGACGGAGCAACGCGTCTCGCTGCTCCTTTTTCACATACTCGGAGGTGCCAGGATCGGCGGCGTCCGTTTCGTCAACCGAGGTGCCAAGAACGGCGGCGTCGATATCAGTGACGTCAAGCATGACTGCCTGACGGATCTCTTCGATAAGCGCTGCACGCTCATCTTCGTCCAAAGTTGCAAGAATCGACCTCACGCCGACACTCGCGCCGGCATAGGCCGGAAAAACGACCGGGCCCACTTCCATCAACGAAACTTCTTTCAAAGTACGCATCGGAGCCTCACCCGACTCGTCCCACGCATCACGAATCACTTGGAACCGGAACGACATACCGTCCACAGCACCTGAGGCAATCGCCTGGCGGATCGGCTCAACCCGAGCATTATCATGCAATCGGGCCTGAACAAACAGACCGTGATCGTCAGACCGGATTTCCTTGATAGCCCCGATAGGGACAGATCCCGTCGCCGGATCGCGACCGTGGTCAAACTGCAAGACCGGAGTCCGCTCAGAAAGCGTCTTGTCGAAAGCGCCACGCTCGATTCTCTCATCGAACGTGCCCTCCCAAGAATCAATACGGGTCGGCTGGTTAAAAACAGCACCATAGCCTTCCAACGTAAACCCGTCATCGCCAACATCACGCGCCTTAAAAGACACAGAACGCTCAACGAACTTTGGTGCTTTAATCCCCATAAGTTTCCCCACTCAAATCATACTCGCTAGATATCAGGAACACACAACCACACAAAAAACGACAGAATCAAAGAACCAAACACAGCCCCAAACACCCCGACCTTTTTCACTCGTCTACCCCGTCACCGTCGCCTTCAACAACAACATCATCTTCAACATCAGACTCGCCAACACCGCCACCGTCATTAGCATCCATCGGCTGCAACTGCACCGACGCCCGCCCGGTATGCACCAGACCAGTCAAATCGCCACGCACAACACGATCCACCACATCCTCCGGGTCAAATCCCGAATCCACAGCCGAACGAATAGTCGCCATTTGGGTTTGCAAAATCTTGGCTTGATCGAGAGCATCCTCCTGCAAAAAGAGGACGCCCGACATGTCAGGGGCCAACACCTTCCCAGCCTCACGCGGCTCAGCAAACACCTGCAACGCCGCACACAACGACCACACATGCGGCGACAGCCAGCCATCAACCAGTAGGCGACGAGCCGAATTAAAGTTGCCGGCGTTCAACGACGAACCGGCCAAAGAATCCCGCGTGCCCAAAATGGCTGCCGGGACACGCGAACGCATTGCCACAGCAATCTCAATCGAACCGTGCAAACCGTCAAAACCGATCTTAGAGAAATCGGTCGACACGTCACGCACATCAGTCACGTTCGACAAAAACAGATTCTTGTATGCGTTCCCAGTCCCGCCGTACGCCTCGTTCATCCGCTGAGAAGCAGCAGACAGCTCGTCATCGTCCAAACCATCCGACAAGAACACCAGCGACGGGACCGTGCCACGCTCAAAGAACTTCGACTGGTGGTCAACGATCTGACCCTCCAACGAAGCCTCAGACGTCAACGACGCAACCCACGACAACCCCTTCCACGGGGCCCCAGGATCAGGCTCAGGCATCCAATGCGCGTACTCGCCAGGCATGAACACTTCCAACGCCTGCCGGTCCTGCTTCGACACACCATCAACGTTCGGATCATACATGATCCCCAAAACACGCATATCGTGCGGCACAAACATCGAAGTATCACCGTCCCACGACGGCATCGAATCCGACCCCAACGCAAACGTCACCCGCGACGGGTCCAACCGGACAAACCCGTCCGTACCACGCACCAAAAAAGCGTTCCCGGCATAAGCAACATCCTGCTCCCACTGCGACAACCAAAACGGACGGGCCGGCGAATTCAACGCACGCAACCACATCGTGTTCGACGGCAACGGACGAGACGCAGTAATAGGCGTCGACGGGTCTTCATGCCGGAACCGGACCTGCGACACCAAACTCGACCGGGCATACACGGCAGACGGAATCACACCCGACCGATAATGAACCTTTTGAACCAAATCGACAAACGTACGATCCGCCTTATCCGGCTTAGACCCCGGCTGCAAATCAAGCCGATACGAACTCCCAGCGAACTTCACCAAACCCTCAAGAGTCATACGACCCTCAACAGGTGCAACAGGACGAAGCCGATCAAGAAACTTCATTATCGACGCCCGCCCTCGCTACGAAATACTGCCACGCATACATCACAAAAACCATGACGCACCCCACGACAATAAACCCGAGAGGCACGAACCATAAAAAGAATCCTACCGTGACACAAGCCACTCCCAACAACGCAACCAAAATCCTCAATACCAACCCGAAACGCATCACACAACCCCCATTACCCGAAAACCATGCCAATCTTCTTTTTCTTCACCGGCTCCCACTCAGGAACACCACCCAAAGCCAACGTAACAGCCACCAACCCAGAAACATTCTTCGCACGACGACGCGACCAAACCATCACATCACCAACCTTCCGATCCTCAACAACCTGCACCTGTCCCGCCAACACCTCGTCACCCAAATGCTGCAACTCGCCCAACGCAACAGCATCCAAAAACTGCCCCAACGCATGAGCATGATCCTGCACACCCAACACCTCAACCTCAACACCAGCAGCCTCCAAACGCGAAATATAGGCGCCCGCCGGCGACCCCTTCTCAACACGAATAGGCACCCGATGAGCCTCCCACAACTTCACCGCATACGGCACAACCCAACCAGGCGCCCCAGCATCATCCACATCAGTCACAGACTGCGAAGCCGCCACCTCAACCTGCAACAACCCCGACAACACCCGACCAGCAACCCCAAACGACGCCCAACCACGATCCTCAGCAACATCAAACCCAAGACACAACCCCTCAACAATCGGCTCGACCCCAACAGCCTCCAACGCCCACCAACGATCCATCTGCACCAAACCAGCCTTATCAGCCTGCGGCAACGACACAACCCCCAACCGCTCCCGATGATGCTCCGTCACCAACTCCTGCGTACCCGAAAACGTCCGAATCTCCTGCGTAATGTACTCCTCCGAGATACGGCCAGCAGCGACAGCCGGATTAGCCCTCCTGATAGCGTCCATAAACGCCTCCTCGTCCGCCACAGGGTCCAAATCCAACACCTCCGAAGGATTCCCATACTCGGCGTAAAACAGACGGTCCCTCGAATCACCCTTCAACGCGCGGGCGCGCACAGCGTGCAACACCTGCGAGTTAGCGTGCGGCGCCGACGACGTGTAATACACCTGGGCGCCCGGACGCGTCGACAACGTCGGGATCACAGAACCCATCGCAGACGGGTCCAAATCGAACGCCTCATCCATCACCACCTTGTCACCCGTGAACCCACGCGTGCCACCCCGATACCGGGCCTTAAACAACAGACGTTGCCCACTCTTCAACCGGATATGTTCCTTGCCGTTCGACGTCACAAACGACCGGTCTTTCGGCAACAACAACTTCGACAGCTCAGGCGACTCCTGCATCAACTCTTTGATCCGGTTGAAATGCTCGACGCTGGTGTCAAACTTGTGGGCCGAATGGACGATCGTTTTGTCACCAAACAGATATAGGGACGCCAGCTCAAACACTTCAAGGATAAAGTTTTTGCCGTTCTGGCGGGGAGTGATAATGGCGTTCTCGAACGACGCCCACTTGCCGGGACGAGACTCAGACAGACAGTTCAGCAGCACCCAATACTGCCAGGGGTCCAGAACGATCCCCAGGGACCTCTCAGCGAACTCCGCCGCCTCTTCACCCGCAGCGTACGAGACGCCGTCAGGCGGGAAATGAGACACGTATGGCGGCGGCCAGGGCGCCTCGATCACTTGCCCGCCAGACGGTTCCGACGCCTCTCAGCAATCTCGTCCAACCCAGACATCTCGACGTCCTCGTCGCCCAACTGGACAAGCTCAGACAGCGTTATGCGCCGCTCGCGGGCCAGTGAAGCCAACTCGGCCGCTGAGCAGTCCGGGTCGTCCATACGGTCGCTCAAAGCGTCTAGGGCCTCACGCAGCCGGGCCCGCTGATCCGTCCAATCGGTCGCCATACCACAAAACCTACCAGCCGTCAACCTTTATTACGCGTATCTAGTTGCTTCCAGTCTGACTGGCGGTTTGACGCGTGTAATGTCTGCCAAGGTGTTTTAAGCCTATAAACGTTTACACCCTACACTGGGCCGCCAGGCCCGTGTGTAGGGTGTTGTTAAACGTGCTTCGCGTATTGAAGTTACGCGAAACGTGTTTCGCGTGTTTCATACGTTAAACACTGTTAAGTGTTTGAAGTTCGTAAACCTTGCCGGTGAGAGGTAAGCTCGCTCATCGCTGCACAATTCGTTCCTCCAGTGCAACGGCGAGCTTAACTCACGCCGGGTTAGTTTTACAACCTGGGAGGCTGTGACGTTTGACACATCGTTGTGTTTGTTGCGTCTGGGGTCATGTGACGTCGGTCACCTTCTGGTAGGTGGTGACGGTTTGTGTGACGGGCGTCACACGGTAGGCGTCCACGTCCTCGACTTCGCCCTCCCCGTCTCCGCCAGCGGATTCCCAAAGGAACTCCCAGTGGAGGCCGATCGGGTCTACGACGGTGATGGCGTATTCGGTGCCCCACCGCGTTTCCCGCTGCCATTCTTGGTCGACGAGTTTCAACGTTTCGTGGTCACCATCAAGGATTGCGTACTGGTCTTCTTCTGTGAGTTTCATGCCTTCAACCTAGTTGCGCCGGCGGGGTGTGTCAAGCCTGCCTGCCGGTCACTGTGCGTGGTGGATGGTGTCTGGGTT